CCAGCGGCCGCCAGTTGCCCTCGTGGTGCGACAGCGAGGTGCGCAGATGGCGGGCGGCGTTCTCGAACACCAGCGCGGCGCCGATCTTGCGGGCCTTGAACGGGCTCTCCTGCTTGTACATCGTGCCGACGCGCGCCCGCTCCTCATTGTCGAGGACCGGCAGGTTGATGGCGCCGGGCACGTGGTCCTCGGCAAATTCCGCCGGGCTGCGCACATCGATGACCGTGTCGAAGCCGTGATCCAGCAACTCGGGAAGGGTTTTCGGAGAGAGTTTCATCCCCGCGATTTAGCCTTGCACGCGCCGCGAGGGAAGAGGCTGCGGCCTGTTGGAAAAAAGCGTCGATTTTCCGCTGGACACCGGTTTCGGCCTCGACTAAACCGCCTCCACCCGAAGGCGGTGCCCTCTGAGAGAGGACAGGCCTTGACCCGTGCCCGGGTAGCTCAGGGGTAGAGCAGTGGATTGAAAATCCTCGTGTCGGTGGTTCGATTCCGCCCCCGGGCACCATTCATTTTCCTACCTCAATGTTATCAGGGGCTTAGGTGGTGGTTTTGTCCCACCGTCTGCCACCACTTCGAAAAGTGGGACACTTTTGTCCTACTTCCGTTCCGCCGTCATGCGCTTCAGCGCGCTTTCCGCGCGGGTCTTCTGGCTGGCGGCGCGGGTGTATCGGGTGACTTCTTTCGAAGTCCGATGGCCCGTAATCGCCATGATCTCGAATTCGGTGCAGCCCATTTCGGCGAGCCGCGCGGCAGCGGCCTTACGGAGTCCGTGGACTGAGCATTGGGGCAAGCCCGCTTCGTCGCACCATTTGCGGAAGCGGTTCCCGAAACCGTTCGACGTGAAGGGCCGATTGAACGCCGTGACAAGGAACGTCAGGTCCCCGGTGGGGCAGGCGTCGATGATCCGCTGAAGGTCCTGCACAATGGGGATTTCCTGACGGACAGGCGAGCGGTTCCGGTTCTTGTGTTGGGTGAAGACCAGCCACCCGTCGCGGACGTGCTGTTTGCCAAGCTGCACCAGATCGGAACGCCGCTGGCCCGTGTAGAGCGCCAGAGCGAGCGCCAGCCGCGCCATGCTCCCCACCGGGTGCGTCTCTTCGAATTTCTCGATTTCGGCCAAGGTCCAGGAATGGAATCCATCGGCGTTCTTTGGGCTGAGATATTCGATTTCCGTTGCAGGGTTCCGGTCGTGAAGATCATAGCGGACGGCGAATTTGTAGAGTTGGCGAAGCGCCTTCACCATGCCGTTTGCGGCTTCCGGGCGGTCCATCATTTCGTCGCGCCGCGCCCGGATGTGCTTCGGCTGGAGCAAAGCGAAGGGCTTGTCCCCGTCGTTCTTGTGCTGACAGAAGCGGTCCAGAATGCCCCGGCGGACCTTCTGAGTCCGGGGGTCGAGTTCCCGAAACATGGCGGATTTGTAGTATTCCGCGCAAAGGAACCGCACCGAACCGGGAATTACCTGCCCCACCTTGGGCGCGGACTTGGCCTTCGATTCGCCCGCGAATGCGGTCTTGTATGCAGCAAGAAATTCCGGGGACCCGATAGGGCTGGGAAGCCTGATTTTCTTGCCATTTCGGCGGAAATAGAGGCGGACGTTACCGTGACGGTCTACGTCCTCCACAACGTATTTCAAGCGTATCTTCATCGCGTCCCCGGTCATCGTCATTCGTCCCAGGGATTGTGGTCCACGTCCCCGTCGCTGGGCAAGGCTTCGAAGAATCGGTCCAGAGCGCGCACGTCCCAGACCTTCCGTCCGTCGATCCTCTTCGGCTTGGGCATTCGCCCGTCCGAAACCATTTCGTCGAATTTGGTCGGGCTCACGCCGACATAACCCGCCGCCAGGACACGCGACAGCCCCCGCCGCGTGGGCGGAAGGACTGCCGGTTCCCGGCTTTGGGTATGATCGGCCACGCCCAAGGGGGACGCCTCAGAACGCGCCGTTCAGGCGGACGCGGACGTTCGCCGCGCCGTTGCCAGCGGCGGTGACGGCCACGCCGATTTTCGTGTTGCCGCTCGCCGTCGTCGTCATCAGCCCATCGCTGGACCGCCAGTAGACGGCAGCGCCCAGGGTGATGTCGTCGGCGGCCACCTTGGGCATGTCGAAGACGCCCGCCGTCACCAGGACCAGCGGGTCCCCGGTTTCGGCGTCACCCGCCGCGATACCGAACAGGCTGCCGATTTTCACGCCGTCCCCGCTGGTGGCAGCGGCGGCGGCGGTCACGGTGATATTCTCACCGGCTTGAACGAAGTTCTTCATGTCAGAGTCCTTTCGAGGTCTGGAAACGGATGGTGTGCGGGGGCTTGTGCGCCCCCGCCAGTTGGGCTTCGAGGTCCGCCACATACCGTTCCAGCGCGGCGCGGTTCGCGGGACGATATTCCACCCGCTCGCCGTTCTGGTCGGTGACGGCGACGGCTTGCGTCCCCGTCAGAAGCTGGTGAAGCGCCTCTTGCGCCTCTTCCAGCCGTTCAGAGGTCGTCAACACGGCCACGGTCAGCTTCCTTCGTGGAGATACGCGCCGCGCCAGTCGAGCCAGCCCGCGCCGAAGTCCAGGAAGGCCCGGAATTTCATGCCCAGAGTGTCCCAGGCTTCCGTCCGCTGAATCTGGACGCCTTGGGCGGACGACAGATAGGCGTATTGCATGGCCGCCAGCCGCGCCGGATCGGCGAAGATGTAGACCGCATCCCCTTCCAGGCGGGGTTCCACCAGAAGCGTCATCTTCGAAGCGGCCACGTTCACTTCGTCCGATTTCGTCGGGTAGGTTTCCGCCAGGATTTGTTCGGCCAGGGTCTCGATTTCCGGCCCGACGATCATGAAGCGCGGGGCCGCGCCGACGATGGTCTTGCCGTCCATGCCCTTGACCGTCCGCATGGCTTGCCGCGCGTCCGTGAACACGTCCACGCCCGCCGAACCGATGGCCCCGGCGGAACCGCCGCCAGCATTGCCCAGGTTGCCACGGGTGGCGTCGAAGACCGGAGTCCCGTCGCTGAGGTTCGGATTGCCGGTCAGCAGCGTGACCAGGATGTCCGCTTCGGTCTGGGCCGCCGCTTCGCCCAGGGCCGCCGTCATGTCGCCCAGAAGGCCCAGATCGTCGTCGATCATCAGCTTCCGGGACACCGTGACGCCCCGCGCGAAGGTCTTCAGGCGCATGGTCTCGCCGCTTTCGGCGCGGCTGATGTGGGTGATCTCACCGGACTCGGCGAGTTCTTCCAGGCGGCCCATTTCGCCCAGGCGGATGGACGTGGAGTCCTTGAAGTTGGGAAGCGTCCGCTGGCGGCAAAGCGTCTTGAGCGGGGACTCGGCGGCCTTGTAGGTGTCCAGCGCCACCTTGCCCATGGCATTGCTCACGGTCAGGGCGAAGTCGCTGGTGGTGTGCTCACCAGCCCGCGTGAACACTTCGTCCGCCGACATGCCGCGCGTGGACACGCCCGCACGGGTCAGGGAGTCGGCAGCCATGTCCCGAAGGCTGAGGTTCAGGAAGGGACGCACGTCTTCGGCAGGTTCCCCGCCGCCGCCCATGCGGAAGGCCAGCGCGTCGGACTGGCGGCGGATGACCGTTGCCGGGTCATCGTTCGCCGGGGCATGGGACCGGATGATCGGGGCCGCGCGGCGGCGGTCCTGCATCGCGTCGAAGATTTCCGCCTTGGCGCGGGTCATGTCCGCGCCCGCGTCGATCAGATCGTCCGCCACCTGGGCGTCCAGGCCAGCGGTGCGGACCAGGGCGCGGATGTCGCGGCGGCGGGTCTGTTCCGCCACATCCGGCGAAACGGTTTCGGTGATGTCATCGGGCATGGGGGACTCCTCTTGTTGCCGCAGACGGGCGGACGGGTCCGCCGGGTTGGAGGTCAAAGTGACTTCGGTGATCGTCCAGGCGGTGGGGGTCTTCACCCGTCCCGCCTGGGTTTGTTTCTCGGTCCATCCCGCGACCCGGTAGCCAATGCTGACTCCGCTCACGGTTCCGTCCGCGATCCGCTGCACCACGGGGGCAGCATCTTCGGCGGCGGTGAGTTCCAGAACGGCGGTCACAGACCCACCTTCCAGAGCGATGGACCGAACCCGCCCCAGGGTGTCACGCACCGATGCGGTTCGGTGACTGTCCAGAACGGGCACGCCTTCGGCGGTGGACAGGTCCAGCGTGTCCGCCGTCAGGACTTCCAGGTAAGGCCCTCGCGCGTCTCGGCGGCGCACGGGAGTCGGGGACGCGATGACCGCCGAAACGGTTCGCGTGTCAGGGTCGAAAGAGTTCGGGCGGGTCTGAGCCCCCCGCGTCAGGGTGTCAGTCGTCATTGGGGGACTCCGGTTTGTCGGGGGACCCGAAGGTCAGGCCAAGGTCGCTTTCGCGGGCGCGGTCGGCGGCGATCTCTTCGTCCAGATCGTCGGCGTTCCAGCCCATTTCGTTGATGGCCTTCGTTCGGCTGGTCAGCCCCAGGGCCAGCGCCTCTTTGACGGCGGCAAGGTCTTTCTGGGGGTCCACCTGCATCGGGCGGGGCATGATCCATTCCGCCGCCAGATCGGGGGTCAGGTCGAGACGCCCAGACAAGACTTCAGAGACGATCCACCGCCGCCAGACAGGCCGCAGGAATTGCGGGACAAGGGTCCCGTATTGCGTCTGTTCCACCCGCGCCCGGAAGGGCAACAGGCCCGCGCGAAGGCTGGAATAGTTCGCATTGGTCAGGTCCCCGGACAGAAGGTGTTCGGGCAGCCCCAGGGCGGCGGCCAAGGCTTGCAGGTTCATCCGCAGGAAGGCGGGCGAGTCCTTGGCCGCATCAGGGGCAGAGAATTTCACGTCGATACCAGCGGGCAGGACCTTCAGCGTTCCGGGTTCCAGGCCCGTGTCCAGGATTCCGCCCGTCTGATCCCCGTCGAAAGGCAGCGCCCCCGTGGCGTTCAGATCGGTCAGGAAGCCCGCGAACATGGCGCTGGTTTTCGCCCCCACCAGACGGGCGTCCATAAGCTGGTCCAGTTCAGAAGCGGACAGGACCGCCGGGGCCAGCCAGGACAGGCCGCGCACCTGCCCCGCGCCCAGGGGGCGCATGATGTGCAGCACGTCGGCGGCGTCGAAGCGGATCGACGGTGCGTAATCGGTGAAGGTGGAATGCGGACGGTGCAGCAAGAGCCAATAGGCCACACGGCGGCCTTGGGCGTCGAATTCCACGCCGCTGACGATCATCCGCCCGCCGCCAAGTTCCGCCGTCTTGGCTTCGTCCAGTTGTTCGGGCGCGACGGTTTGAAGCCTTAGCCCGTCCCCGTCGTCGTGAATGATGACCAGGGCTTCGCCGTCCACGATCAGGTGGCGGGCGATGTCCCGTTGCAGCCCCCAGAAGTCCGTCCGCCCCGCCGCGTCGGCGTCGTCCGCCCAGGTCTCGAAAGCACGGCTGGCGGCACGGCGCGTGTCCGCGTCTTCAGCGCGGGGAGTCGGACGGATACCGGCCCCCACCAGCGCGGCGGACCAGTTGTCCACGCCATTGGACAGGAAGGGATTGTTGGCGGCGAGGTAACGGGCGCGGGACCGCGTGAGCACCGCCCCCGCCGCCACTTCGGGATTGATCGGCCCGAAGGTTCCGAAGCCGCCGCCCCGACGCCCGCCAGCGGCTGCGTCGATCATGCGACGGGCCGGGGTTTCGGTCGTCCGAAACAGTTTCGGGAATCGAGGAAGGCGGAAAGCCATAGCTATTCGGCCTCCAGGAGTTCGAGAACAGGCTTCGCGAGTTGCGTGACAGGCCAAATCAGGACCTGCGTAGTGCCCGGTTCCATGTGCGCCGAAAGAACCTCCACTCCCCCCATGGAAGCGATGGTTTGCGACCACGGCTGAGTAAGCAGGTCAACGCGCGCATAGATGGGAGCGCCAGCTTTGATGTCGCCCAGATGTGCTTCGAACATCGGCTTTCCCATGGTGTTTCCGATGGCGCGAAGCTGCCCATTCATCTGTTCGATGACACCCCAACTCATCCCATTGAGGCTTGCGGTAAGCGCGACCACCGCCGCAGCGGTATCCGCTTCGGTGAAGGTCATCGTCCGCCCCTGAGAGCTAGGCTCGCTACTGCAAATCAGCCCCTTGTCGCGCAGCATCCGCGCGCGGTCATAGATGCGCTGGCGTTCTTCGTCCGTCTGGCGATCCCCCCGTGTCTTCCAGAGAGAGTCGGCGATTTGTCGAAGCGTGTAGTGCATGTTGGTCTCCCGGCTTGAATGTGCTGACCATATCACTTGCAAAATGGATTCGCAAGTTACTTGCAAAGTAGATGCGCAAGTTGTAGAAAGAGGTTGCGGCGCGACTCGTCATCGCGCGCCTCTCTCTAGTTGATGGGAAGTCGGGGGCGGTTGTGCGAGGCCGCCCCCGACAACACAGAAATGAAACGATCAGAACATCAAAGGGCGAAGGCCCGTGTCTACTACAAAGCCCGCCGACGCGGCCTGTTCTTTCGATCTTGCTCGAATCCGGAAAATGGGGTTCCCAGATACCGCGTCGTCCGGGAGGACGGTTTTGAAGTCTGGTGGGCGGATCACATCGGGGACGCCGAAGCCTATCTGGACAAATCTCCACCAAAAGGTTGGCGCGACTAGATCGCCGATCCGATTTCACCTTTCGCCGAACAGGGCGCGCATGTAAGCTTCAGTCCATTCCCAATGAACTGAAATTGTCATGACCGACGGTGCAAGCACTCCTGGGGGCGTCACCCCTACCGAAGAACTACTGTATTCGCTCTGCCAAAGCACATTTTTGCGACTTTGGAGCTATGCGAACCCTTTCAAGGATGACGGAAAGGAATTCTGCGATCTTATCGCCGTATTTGATCGTCATGTTTTCATATTCTTTGACCGAGATAGTAGACGCTTTGAAGGTGCATCAAAAGACATTCTCGTGACTTGGCAAAGATGGAAGAAGGAAGCCATCGACAAGCAGATAAAAACCGCGCTGGGTGCTGAAAGATACCTGCGATCCAGGCGCGCGATTTATCTGGATCAAGCAGCAACCAAGCCTCTGCCGATTCCAATTCCTGAAGACCCAATCATCCACAAAGTGATTGTGGCACACGGAGCCAAGGAGGCATGTGAGGCTTTTTCAGAAGACAACGTTTATGGCAGCATCGGCGTTTCATATGGGCCGGACGATGACGGAAGCCAGTTCCCTTTTCTGGTTTCTCTAAAGTCTTCAGAGAAGGTTCATCTGCTAGATGCACATAATCTTGGTATAATTCTTGGGGAGCTCGACACCTTCTCAGACCTGTCTAGATATTTTCTGGAGAAGGAGCGAGCGATTGACCAGTATGTGCACCTATCATATTGCGGCGAAGAAGATCTTTTGGCCCATTACTTTTTGAATTATGATGACAAGCGAAAGACTTATCGCATAGGGACTCCCGATACTAATGTTCATGGACTGCACATCGGCGAAGGTGAGTGGTATGATTTCAGTCGCGGAGATGTCTACAGACGGAGGAAGGATGCAAACAGAACCTCCTATCTATGGGACGATCTGATACAGAGAACTTGCGACAACTTCCTGGCAGGGACTTCCGGTGGAAATTCTGACATATTTGCGGGCAAGAGCGCAATCAAGGATATGGCGAGAGAGCCTAGATTCTCTCGACGTGCTCTTTGTGACAACATGTTTGAGAAAATTGACGCGTTTCCAGATGAACTGAAGGCGGGTTCTGTTGCTAGGCATATGAGTGTGATGCCGTCCTTCTACCCCGACACCCGATATATTTTCCTTCAGTTGGAGCCAGACTATTCAATTGATTATGAGTCGGAGTATCGAGAAGCGCGTAGGCACATGCTTACGGTTGCCTGCGGCACGCTCAAGAACAAGTTTCCCCATCTAAAAAAGGTTATTGGCATCGCCATAGATGCCCCGAAACACGCCAAGTCCAACTCGGAGGACTTCATACTATTGGAGTGCGAGAACTGGTCTGAAGAAGAACGTGAGTATTACGAAGAGGAGAACAAAATACTGGGGTTCTTCGAGAGCCCAAATCTACAGAACGAGATTCGCCAAACGTTCGATTTTCCTCTACCCAGCAAGAAGCAGAAGAAGATCAAGGTAGGGCGCAATGATCCATGCCCATGTGGTTCTGGAAAGAAATTCAAGAAGTGCTGCCTTCCTCTCCAGCGCCACATGTGACCTACCGCGCGAGCCAAGCTGACCTGACCACCGGGGGTGTCCTCACCGGCGCAGCTTTGGTTGATACTTCCGCCTCCCGGCGTTCCAGGTCAACTCACACCAGCGGGCGCACGGCGAGCGCGTAAACCATGCAGTCCAGGGATTCCGCCCGTCGTCCCGTGATCCGTTCCCAGACCCGCACGGGCGCGCCCCGCTTGTAGCGCACCAGACGGCGTTCGCTGGCGAGTTCTTCGAAGAACCTGTCTTCCAGGCTATCGCTGAAGCGAACTGTGCGCCCGCGCGACAGGTGGGACGCCAGCGTGGCCTTCAGCCCGTCCACGCCCAGGATGAAGAGGCGGGACCCGCGCGTCTCGCTGGCCTTGATCGACGGGCGCGCCCCAGGTGCCCCCTTGATGGCCACGATCCGGCGGGCGAAGCGCGGACGGCAGAAGGCCATAACCGGGTCCATGGTCTCGCCGTCCCCGGCGTCAATTGCCACGGCGTCCAGGCGCAACGTGCCGCCGCCGGGGTGCGGCCACTGGCCCCGAAGGTAGTCGTCCAGTTCCGCCCAGGTGTGATCTTCATGGGGGCTGCCCCAGATGACGTGTTGCGCCAGGACGAAGTAATCGGTCTTCCCGTGCCCTAGGATCACGATTTCCAGGCGGTCCCGCTGCACGTCGACTCCGGCGGTCAGGACCAGCACGTCCGGGGGCAGCGCGTCCATGCCGAACCGTTCCCGACGCGATGCCAAGGCGGCTTCGTCGATCTCTTCCGCCGCCTCTCGCCAGCCTTCGGCCAAGATCGTGTTAACAAAGGTCTGAAGCTGGTCCGGGTCCGCCTTGGCCGCGATGAATTCCGCCGCCAGCTTGCCCCAGGAAGCGTTCGCCAGCGTGGACACCAGCGCATTCAGCCGGAAGCCCGCGTGGCCTTCGATCTCGGGGCGCATCGCCCGCCACGCCCCGGCTTCCACCATGCCCGCCTTGTGCTTTTCGTCGATCAGAGACTCGCAATGGGGGCAGCGGAAGGCCGCCGTCTGGGGCTGGTCGGGCAGCCATTCGATATGCCGCCACTGGATTTCGGTCATGGCACCACAATCCGGGCACGGGACTTCGAAGACGCGCTGGTCAGATTGAGCGTAGGACCGCAGCACGTTCGAGGTATCCAGCAGAGTCGGGGTGCTGCCCAGGATGATCTTGCGATTGGCGAAGCTGAGGGTCCGCCGTTCGGCCAATGTGATCGGGCTGCCTTCGGCGGACGGTTCCATGGCGTCGGCTTCGTCGATCAGCAGAATTCGGACGTTGTGGCGGCGCAGGTTCCGAGGGCTCTTTGCCGCGACGATCTTCAAGGACCCGCCGGGGAAGCGGCGGGACAGAAGCGTGGACCGCCCGGACTCGTCGGCGTCGCCAGAAATGAGCCCGCGCAAGGCCGGGGTCGCGTCGAAGATCGGTTCCAGATCGGAGACGACATAATCGCGGGCGTCGGCTTCCGTCGGCAGAAGGGCCAGGATCGGGGACGGCTCATTGGCGACGTAGGACGCCAGCGCCCCGGTGAGCAAGGTCGTGAACCCGACGCGGACGGGCTTAACCAGCGTCACGCGCTCCACCAGCGGGTCGCTGATGGCCTGGGCAATGCCGCGCTGATAGGGCCAGAGGGTGACGCGCCCAGGGAGGGCAGAGACGCCTTCGGGAAGCCGCATGTGGGCTTCCATCCAATCGCCCAGGGACAGGCGCGGCGGCGGCTTCAGGGCGGCAAGGGCACGGGCGCGCGTGGCGGTCAGGATGTCAGTCGTCATGGCTGGCCTCTTCAAGCGCGTCGCGGACTTCGCGGTCGATCATCTGCACGTCATGGGCGGTCAGGTGCCCAAGCCGCTGTTGAACGCGGGCGGGAATGGCGAGCATGGCGGCGCGCACGTCCCGAAGGACCGATGCCCAGGCGGACTCGACTTCGGCCACGGGGACCAGCGCCGCGCGGGTCTTGGCATTTGCCAGTTCGATCTTCTCGGCATTGGCGCGGGCCAGCCGCAGCTTTTCCGCGTTCAGGTCCGGGTCCATGGATTGCCGCCCCCGCTGCCCCGCCCGCAGGTGCTCCACATAGGCGCGGATGGTGGGTTGCAGATCGAAGCGCCCGTCCGTCCGGGGAATGACGCCTTCGCGGGCCAGGGCGTGAATCCGCGCCGGGGACAGGTTCAGCCATTCCGACAATTCGGCGGCGGTCACGGTCTCGCCGGAAGGGGGTTCAGTGCCACCGCCCAGGATGGCTTCGATTTCGGCGTCATAGGCAGTCATGCGCGCCCCCGTTTTCTAGGATTTCTGGAAATTCCAGAGTGAGCCGAAACGCGGGAATTGGATTCCCGATTCCAGAAATTCTGGAGTGCGTGAAGAGCCGGGGCTCCGCGCCCCCCGCGACGCGCCACGCCCAGGAGGGACCCGTGCGACAAGTGCGACATGTGTTCCATATGAGCCCCTAGTGCCGGTATTCCGGTGTTCTCGCGCGCGTAAGGCGATAATTGGACGACATGTCGCACATGTCGCAGGTCATGGGATTTCAACGGGTTAGAGGATTTCGAAGTCATCGGTGAAGTCCTCCTTCTGCACCCGGAGTCCGCGATACCCACGCCCCCGAATTCCCAGGGTGTCCTTGATCGCGTCAAATCTACGCTGAGAAAGCGTCTCAGGGAAAGACCGCTTCCTGTTTCCAGGGTGTTCCCCGATTTCCAGGGCGAAGGCGTTCCAGGAATCCCAGAGGTTCGCCGTCGTGTCCGCAACGTGTTTCCCGGTCTCGCAACACTCTTCAATCCATTGCGCGAAAATGTCCTGTTCCGCGAAGTAGGCTTCCGTCGCGCGCCGCGCGACTTCCGGGCGGAAGAGCCCGTGCGCTTGCCAGTCCAGGCAACCTTCGATCATCCACGACAGAATCCCCGGCCACTCCGCCTTCAGTTTTGCAGGAAGATCGGCGTCTTTCTGTTCCGGGGGATGGTCGAAGGGCAGGATGATGAATCGCCGCTTTACGGCTTCGTCCACGCTGGTAAGGGACGGGGCGTTGTTCCCCACGATGACCAGTTTCATTTGAGGCGTGAATTCGAAGCTGTTCTGGCGCATGAAGCGCGCCGTGATCTTGTCCCCGCCCGTGAGCGCCTTGATACGGTTTTCCGCCCAGGCCCGCCCCTTTTCGGTTTCCGACGCCCAGGCCAGCCGCGCCCCGTCCAGGCGGGCAATCTCTTCTGGGTGTGCATCGTGCTTGGCTGCCGTCAGAGTCGAGGTCGCCACGTTGATGGAGTATTCGCCCAGGATGTCCGCCATGGTGTTGATCGCCGTGGACTTGCCGGAACCCCCGCGCCCGTAGACGAAGACCAGAGCGTGTTCCTTGGTCTCGCCGGTCAGGCAATAGCCGCCCCACATGCGAAGGAAGCGGATGGCTTCTGCGTCCCCGTCCAGGGCTTCGTCCAGGAAGGCGAGCCACCGGGGGCAGTCGCGAGCCGGATCAAACCGTTCCAGGGGCACGGGCGGGGCAGCGGTGAGCCGGGAAATGTGGTCCGCCGGGTCGCCGTCCCGCAAGATGCCGGTGCGAAGGTCCACCGTCCCCCTGGGCGTCCCCAGAAGCCACGGGTCCCGGTTCCAGTCTGCCGACGTGGCGACGAATTCCCGAACCGTCCGCGCGCCCCGTTCGATGGCTTCCCAGACATGGACCTTGCGAAGCGGCTTCGCCTTCGGATCGTCGTCCGCCATGCTGGTTGCAAGCTGGCGGGCGTAGTGGTGCGCCAGCTTCGTTTCTTCCCGCCGCCACGAATTCCCGTCGAACCGGAACCAGCTTCCCGCCGCATGGTCGAACCGCAGTTCATCCTTGTGGGCCGCCGTGAAGGCCCGGATCACGCCGTCTTCGTCCAGTTCGAAGTCGTCGTCCGTCCTCGGCGGGTCGATCCCCAGGATATGGGCGGCCTCCACGTCCGGGTCGTCCAGATCGTCGAAGAGCGCGATGATTTCTGCCCCTTCGCCCGTGATCCGCGCCCAAGCGTTCTGAAGGGTTCGATCCTGTTGCCGGTCCCCTGCGCGATGCCACCACGCGCCCGCGTCACCGTCATCCTGGGCGATTTCATCGCGGGCTTCCTCTTCGCTCATGCCTTCGCGGAATCTGTCGCAGAGGTATTTGAAGCCGATGCCCGAACCGGACTCGTCCCCGCCTTTCGGGCTCGCCTTTCCGGCTTGCCGTTTGAACGCGGGGCCATGGTCACGGATCAGCCATTTCAGATCGGCGCGCTTCACGGGGCGGATGGTCGACTCGTCGCCAAGCTGGTCTTCGGTGACGGTGAAGTATCGCCCGCCCAGGAACAGGGCGATTTCGATATGGCCGCCCAGGGAGAATTCGGCACCGCCTTTCGGCGTGACCAGCCCCGCGTCCCGCAATGCGGCCATGTCCGAATCCCGGCAAAGGAAGAGGATGTGGGCACCCGTGCCGCTCGGGGACCGTTCGGTGTAGCTGTTGAAGCGGTCCACCACGGCGGACGCCCAAGGGGCCAACTTGTCGCCGTCCAGGCACCCGTCCAGATCGACACCACACAGCCGCCAGCCGCGCGCCTGGGGCACGGGGGCGAACATGACGCCAAGCCCCGCAGGCCGCCCGTTCTGAAGCCCTTGGGCGCGCTTGTGAGCGGCTTTCCGGCTGCCCCAGGTGTCAGGGCTATCGGACTTCGCCGCGCGCCCCGTGGAGGGGTTCACGGGCAGCTTTCGCCCGTCGCTGTTTTCCCTCCACGCCACCCAGATCGGGGCTTCCTTCAGGTCGCCCAAGGAGACGGTAGGGTTGCCCTTTCTGGGCTTAATGTGGTATTGAGATACCGCGCTGGTCATGGATTTCGTTCTCCTTCGATGGCTGGCGAGAGAGCACAAGTTCGCCTTCCGCCGTCCAGGTCATCACCCTGGGCGGCGGTTCTCGTTTCAGATGGGAATTCGGTGGATCAGCGGGCTTTTCGGTGGGACACTTTTCCCGAAAAACCCTGAAAGTTCATGGGACTTTATACTGTCCCACTTTCCGTTATGCTGTTGTTTTTTGGCGGTTTCTGCATTCCGCCCCCGGGCACCATTTTTCAAACGTCAATGTTGAATGGACCGCTCTCTGTGAGCGGCCGTTTTGATCGTCCTCCCGTTCGGACCGACATTCCCCAGAAGTATGTGGGTTTATGCCATACCCCCACTTGGCTTGCGGATGATTGTGGAGGATCCGGTCGGATCTCCTTGCGTCACACGCCCGGCTTGGGCGGGGCTTTCGGGATGAAGAGGGCGCGGTCCGGTTTGATGTCCAGCAGCGGCGTGCCGTCGAGGCAGTCGAGGCCGCGCACGGTGAGGGTGCCGTGCTCGATCCGGTCGAGGCGGACGATGGATGTGCCGATGGGATTGGGCCGGACTGGAGAGCGGAGCGCGAAGGTGCCGAAGGTCGTGCCGTCGGCGCGGGGCGACTGGGTGAGGAGGTCTCGCCTGGACCGGTCGAGCCAGTAGAGCACCTCGATCGTGGCGTAGGCCTCGAGGCCCGCGAGCGCCGGGTGCCAGGCCTCGTCCACGACGAGCGTGCATTCCGGCCCGTCCTCGCTGCCCTGCCGCGGACAGTCGCGCCGGTCGGTCCAGGGCGTCCGGATGAGGCCGATGAAAGTCAGCCGGGCGTCGTCTGCCGGAGCATCAGCGACCGTCGCTTCCCCTGCGCGGATGTCCTTGTCGGTCATGCTCCCCCTCCCCCTGGTGCCACATCGCCGCGGCTCATGCTGGCGTGGGGCG